AAGGTAATCCCTACCAGTTCTCCCGACAACTGCAGTTAGGTTCTTTTGCTCCTTTATTGCATCGTTAAAGGAATCAGCGAACGTTAAAATTACAGCCCCTAAACTTCTCAGGTTCTTATTGTTTCCAATAATAGCGCCTGTGAGAGATCTTCCAATACTGTACCCTCTAGCTAATCTTGCTCCAAAATTACCTAGCTGCTCTTCTAATGAGGCAAGATCATTACCAAGATCTTCGTCGTAAGATACCATTCTATATTTCTCCTAGCTGATTTCTGACAAACTGTAATGCATTTACTACTTTCATCTCTTTTATATACCTATCGTTATAAACTCTGAAATTTGACTTGGTTAGCTTATTTACTATAAATAGTTCATGATAAGTTATAAAACCTCTTTTAGAGAATTTCCTTATCATAAATGCCTTCCAAAAATCACTAATATTATTTAGTAGAAGACCCTGTATGTACGTGTTCTGACGAACATCGGAACCCTTAAATTTAAACCATTTCCCGTTCCGTCCTTTTCTTATAGTAATAAGAACCAAAGGATCTGGCAGAGTTGCTGTAGGGCTAATATAATTAAAAGACACTAAATTACCTACAACGGAGTCGAATTTCTTGTTTCTTCCTAATGGGTTAGCTTTCATACCCTCCGGAAGCTCTCCTATCTTATTCCTGCCTCGTCTAAAGTTGAGGAAGGATGAAAAATATTTTAAGAATCGTCTAAGCATATAAAATACAAGATACTATAATACAATGTATTTATATAAAATATAAAAAAAATAGAAAGATATAAAGTAAATAGAATACTTTATATGAGTATTTCGGATACAGAGTCAGAACTGAAGGAGTTATTAGAACAAGTAAACTATGCTCTATCAGATGAGTTCAAAGAAAAATGGAGACATAGATTTTCCACTAACTTTGTATCTATATTCCAAGACAGGTTATTAAAAGCTCTGAAGACAAGAAAGCCAGTTACAAGATCTAGTATTAGATCTTTATACACCAAACAGCATAAATACTCTATTTTAGAAGTTAATGCTTTCTTTAAAGAAATTGATTTATCTTTATATTATCCCTTGATAATCTTAGACTGATCTCGAGATTCTTTCTCTTTCCTTATTGCTTCTTCCAGAATTTGTGTAGTTCCTCCAAACTCTGGGCATAAATCTTTATACTGACACCAGTTACAAAACATGTTCTGTGTTGGTGGAAACTCAGTCTTCTTCTTTTTTCTTATCTCCCAAATCTTATTCTGTAGAACAGATAAAAACTGCCCTATTTGAGTTTTTCCATATTTCAAGGAGATAAGTTTATCCATATGAGGATAATAATGAGCTACCGTAATCTCATCTAAGGGAACTTTGTACATTTTCGATACAGCATAGGCATACATCATAAGCTGTGGATCCTTATACAGGTCTGTTGAAGTAGCTGCTCTTTTACTTGTTTTGTAGTCGATTACTAGATATTTCCCTGTTTTTCCTTTAACAATCCTATCAATAATGCCATTCATCTTATAGTCATCCTTCATCTCCACTTCAAATGCTAGCTCACTGCTTACATGTTCATGAAGCTGTGAATTAAACCTAAGGAAGTTAGTTAGGATTTTATCAACTCCCTTATCTCTTGACTTAGGGAATTTATAGGTAGACCTGCATTCCTTTGCAATAGTTCTCAACTCTTCTAGAGAAGAAGAGTTGTATCCAAGTTCTAACACTTTATGGATATAGGATCCAAACTGCAGTGCATCAGTGTTGGAGTTAGCGTTGTAAGTATTTCTCAAATAATCTATATATTTGAATTTATACTTCTTTTTGCACTCATAGTACGCTTTAATCTTAGAAGGAGAGACTTTATTTATAAACATATGAAAATATCCACTACACTTATTAAAGAGTATTTATTAGAAAAGTTCACAGATTATAGGATATCTGAGACTGAATTTATAACGAATTCAATATTTTATGATGATCATGGGAAACACATGTCCGTAAACCTAGAGACAGGGTTATGGCAATGTTTTAGAACTAAAGAGGCTGGGGATTTCATACAACTGATATCTTTTAGGGATTCGATCAGCTATGATGAAGCCTTTAAATCAATCGGTAAAAAACTAATTTCCGATCCTGGTTCTCTTCTCTATCGTGCCCCCGCAAAGCAAAAAGAGCTTGAAAGTGCAGGTACGTTAGGTGATGAGATGAAAAACTTTAAACCGCTAGTGGAAATAGACGGAAAATCTGGGAGCGTGTCTGAACTGCTAGCCAAGAGATTTGTAAGGAATAGAAGACTGCCAGAAAGCAAATTTTACTTTGCCTCATCCGGAAGATACGCCAACAGATTAATCATACCATACGAAGATGAAAAAGGGATATTTTACTTTCAAGCTCGGCACCTAGTAAAGATTGGAATGAAATATTTAAATCCAACACATAGGGATCACGGAGTGCGGTCTTCAGAGATTCTTTATCCGTGTAGCTCAAACACATCTTACGTAGTTCTAACAGAAGGACCTATAGACGCTATGACGCTTCAATGCGCTGGTGTAAATGCAACCAGTATACAAGGAAGCTCTCTCTCCAGGCACCAATTATTAGAGCTAAAAAATTCCTTTACAGATATAGTTTTATCTTTTGATAACGATGACGCTGGTATGTTCGGGATGAGAAAATCATTAAACCTAACCAAGTGCTTGAATATGCCAACCCCTTATATTGTACAACCACCTAAAAGATTCAAAGATTGGAATGATTTCTATCTCTCCACTACCAAGAGCGGGATTAGGAACTACATCAACGGAAATGTAAGAAAGCTTGATTACAAGTATACTGTTATCGAAGGATTACGTGAAATGGGTCACTCATAATCCTGTTGTCCAAGACAGTACTGCTAACCTGCACCTGATAAGTTCCTGTATCTAATCCGCTTGTCTCCCAGTTGTACAGAATAGTATCAGCTGAGTCAGTCAGTATAGCGGGTTTCGTATCTGCCCAATCTTTAATTAACTCGAATGGGAGACCTGTAGAAACTCTGTCGGATAATTTTATAATCCGAATCGCCGCACCTTCCAATATTCCGTCCTTAAATATATTTTTTATGTCTTGCCCTATGTTCCTGTTTATAACAACATAGTCTGTTTTAATCTGTAACTTTTCTAGACTACCTCTATTAACGTATTTTTGAACTAGAGTATGTCTAGTATTAACTATTATAGGTTCTGTTAGAGATACGATATTAGAGAATCCAGCACCATACAGCGTAAAGCTGTGAATTATTGTTCTCGGTTTGTCATCTTGAGCATCTTGTACCGTCCATACGTCAAAATATGAAGTTACAGAACTTGCAGTATTGGAAGAAACAGCCGTTATATCGATAGTGTTACCTGTTTCGTCTGTTTTAGGTATCTGGTCAAAGTTCCAAAAATTTGTGCTTGGTCTGAGAACCACCCCATAGTGTCCTTCACTAATTCTAAATATTCCACTTGCGCTATTGTCTGTTTCTGTAGACTCTTTGAAATTAGTTGTATCAAACTCAGGTTGATTAGGATCAGTCACCTGAAGGACAGACCTAGTGGTTTGATCCCAGTCAACCAATTGCAAGTTATTAAAGACCATCTCGGCGTCTTTGTACTTCGTAGACTCTACTGTCCCAAAGTGCGGAGAAGTTCCCGTTGAATTAAGCCAGACTGATGAGTCTCCGTTTGTTGTGTCGTGGAAGACGTATACACTGCTAAGGGCAAAGACATCAGTCATTGCCCCTGATTTCATGTAGTACATCTCAAGATATACGTCATCGGCGGCAGACGGCCTTTCCCACCTAGGGACTACAGTTATGTTATTTAATTGTGCCATAGTAACTCATTTTATATACCCTACTTCTTTGAGCTTTTCATGGCTTCTTCCTCTCTTTGAGCTTCCTCAACACGCATGTCTATAAATTTTTTCCGCTCGATCAAAGTCATAGCCATGACATCATGAAAAGTGAAGCCACAGTTGTGAGCTAGAATATATGCTTCGTGTTCCCCTGCGTCAGCTTTATGACGCTCTTCTAGCTCACGGAAAAAAAACTTTCATTTATGGGAAGTGTCATAATCTCGTCCGCACTACAATGTTTGCAAATAAATCTAACTTCCGTCTTAAGACCTATCTTGTTCGAAAATATTGTTTGTCGCAAGACAGTTATATCTTTCGCTGTTGTTTTTTTCAAAAATCCTTGGATAATTCCTCTATCGGAATGTGATTCAAGCTTATCAATAAATTTCCACAAACTATCGGTTAAGGCAGACGGGTTATTCAAAATTCCTTCATCTTTTGCTCTAGGACACCTCACATAGGCTGTAATCTCCGAATCAGGCAAAACAACAGGAATAGGATACTCCATCTCTTCATCTGCATAATCTACACCTAGTTTGTCTAATTCAATTGATAGAGAATTTTCCTCTCCGCATTGCTGACATTCAATACCTACAGGGTACTCGTTGCCATACGAAATCTCTCTGAGTTTGAAGAGTAGGTAATGCTTATCATACAGTGACAAGTCCTTATACGGAATTCCTTCTATACACCTCTCCATGAGAGTGCCTACAGCTTTTACGCCTTGATTAAGTTTGGTAACTGATCTCAGGATTCTTTCATCTTCATAAGTGAAAGGTCTAATCTTAACTTCTTTAATGCCTTCATTGAATACGCCTCTTGAGGGGAGACTAATAGTTATCCACGCCTTTTTACTTTCAACATTCCTAAGTAATTCTGAAATAGCGTCTTTAATGTTAGAAGCTTCTTTATTCTCATCTCGCATCATTTGTGGACGTTTTTCAACTTCTGGCTCTTCCTTTGGGGCTCCCGCAGGCCCTCTCGCTAGATCTATAATGGATTTTTCTCGTTCAGACATAGTAAAAAAATAGGTTTACTACTATAATAGTGTAGATCATTAGGATATGAAAATATTTGTTTCAAATATTTACTCGGTTTTAAAGACTGAAAACATAAAACTGAGAAAAATTCTGGAAAAGAGATATCGTGCACGAAATCCTGGGTACGAGTTTACTTCTGCGTACAAAAATGGATACTGGGATGGTTACAAAAAATTCTTTGATTCTAAGACAGGAAAATTTGGAACGGGTCTACTATCTTCAGTAATAGAAGATTTGGACTATCTAGGACTAAAATATTCTATATTAGACAAGAGGACAAAAGTATCGTATGGCTCTTCTTCCATAGAGAATATAGAACTGCGTGACTACCAGGAATCACTCATAAAACAAGCTCTGGACTTGAAATCCTGCGTTATAAAAGCTCCCACTGGGTCTGGTAAGACTATCATCCTGGCGTCTATTCTGAATTCCCTTAAAGGCTATACTGGTCTTGTTTTCTTTAATAAGAAACAACTACTACACCAGACTTATAAATTCTTAACTGAACATGGTATAGAGTGTGGAGTAGCTTTTGGTGAGGGAGTTGATATCAAACCACTCACACTTTGTACTATTCAGTCAATAGACAAAGTTATAGATTCCCACCTAAAATCTTCAGAATTCATAGTTTTTGATGAAATACATGAGTTTTCAAAAGGGAAAGTAGCTTCAAAAGTCTTGAAGTCATTTCCTAATGCTTGTATTCGTATAGGAATGTCTGCAACCCCTCCTACAGATAAATTCTCTAAACTATCTTTGGGTTCTTTCCTGGGGAAACAGATAGAGTATGTTACTGCTGAGGATTTAGTGGCGGAGGGATATTTAACCCCTCCCTCTATTGAAATTATAGAGCTGCCAGACGAGGATCCTATTGAGTATTCCAAATTATCTTATCCAGAAATTTATCAAGCCTATATTATTAATAACAATACGAGAAACGATTTTGTAACAAAAATTTGTAAAAATATTACTTCAAAGCACGCTAAGATCCTTGTGCTCACTAAAAACCTAGAACACGCTAAAACTCTCCAGTCAATGATACCAAATTCTTACAAACTAGAAGGTAAAGATGGTTTATTAGAACGTGAAGAGATTCTAGAGAAATTTGTAAAAGAGGAGGGCCCTTCTGTCATAATAGGAACTATTATATTTCAGACAGGTATAGACATACCAGAGCTTACCCATCTTATCAATGCTCGAGGATTAAAGAGCGAAATAGCAACTATACAAGCTTTAGGTAGAACACTCCGAAAGCACCAGAATAAAAACAAAGTATATATTTATGATTTCTTAGACAATGTGTCCTATTTGGACAACCACTCATTATCAAGAATAAAAGCTTATAAATCCCTTAATTTTGATGTAACGATACATGGAAACAAAAAAAGACAAAGAAGAAAAGATAAATAGTTTATCTGACTCCGATAAAGAAAGCCTAAAAATACTATCTGATAGGCTCTCCAATCTAAAATCTAAAGACGTGATTACGGAAGAATCAGTCTTGGAAATGGAGATCATACTAATGGAGATATTGGTAATGAAAGACAGGCACCAAAAACACCTACTTCGCTGGGTCAAGCAAGGATATATCTTAGATTAGGCGCCGTACTGCTCTTCGTCTTCCACGTCTTCTTGTTGGCCGCCGTTTACGCCCATACCTTTCACAAGAGCTTCTAGGTCATCAAGGAGTTTAGCAGCATCTGCGTGGTTCTTGTCTGTTCCAGTCCCTCCAGACTCAACCGAATCATCTCCTACAGGAAACCTATTACCGTTTGCCTCTTCCTCTCCAACTCCTTCTTCAGCTTCTGCCCCCTCTCCATTCTCACCCTCAAAAGGCTCTTCGTCTTTTACCTCGGCCTCTCCTGCTTCGCCAGGTCCAGCTTGAGGATCCTGGTCAGTTACAGCAAATTTCTCTTCGTCGCTAGGGACATCTTCTCCATTCTGTTGGATGTCTTCCTCTCCTTCTACCCCTAAGGGGGATGGTTCAGCATCGTAGTCCATTTCCGTGCCTTCAATACCAGCTTCAATCGCATTTCCTTGTGGGTCACCCCCAAGAAGAGTTCTGAGAGCGGCTAGGTCCTTAGTTAGTTTTGGAACATTGATATAATTAGACAATAGGTTTTCACCTACGATGTCAATGCCAGCTTCAGTTAAGCAGCTATGAATATAGTCATTAACTTCCAAAGTCTCAACGCCACCTTTCTTAGAGATGACTCTTGCGAATTCTTTAGAAACGTCATGTACTACACCCTCATCCTTACTCAACAACGACAAGACCTCAAAGAATACTGACTGAGTTTTCGCCAGGTTGCTAAAGGTTGGTACAAACTTGAGATTGGTTACATTAATCCCATAATTCTCATTCAAAACTTCTGTAATAGACTCCTTTGCGGGTTTTTTTGCTTCGAATAGAAGGCTTGTGAATTCTTTAATGTCTTTTTTAGAGATGAGATCGTTGGAATTAACTTCGTAAATGGATGTCAAAATTTCCTGGATTTCATTCTTAGGAGCAAAAGCAAAATAGGGGACATCTTCAATAACCTCAGAAAGTGTTTCTATTATAGCTTCTTCTTTTGCGTAAATCATGGATGCGAGATTTTGAATCTTTTCATTAGAGATCCAAACAGTAGAAAACGATCTTTTGGCATCCAAAAGCTCCTGGCTAATCAATTCTTGGTGACAAACCATTTCATAAAGGGATTGTCCATCACAGAGGTCAACTACAAACAAATCAGCATCCCTAAGGGAATCATAATCACAACGGTTAATAGTAAATGCCTTATTAATCGCGTTACTTATCTTTGCGCTGTTTATCATGTCAGAGTTTTCCAAGACAGCTTTCTGATTTTCTCGAAGGAAATTAGTTACCAATGGTTTTATTTCCTCCAGCTTTTGAAATTCCTTGGACTCCGTAATTTCAGTTTTTCCTGTCATAGGATCCAAAGACTTCTCAATTTTAGTCTCCAACCCTTTCATAGTGTTTCTGGATTCAAAAAGACCTATTAGGTCGTCGAATGAAACATCTGCTTTGTCGTATCTGTTTTCCCTTAGGGAGTCAACAAAAGAATCTATTGCCTCTTTGATGGTACCCTCCACTTTATCCGCAGATACAAATTCATCTACAGATTGTATTGAAAAATCTCTAAGCAAAAGCTTAGAATCTTTGACCTCGTAAGCACACGAGATTACAGAATTTTTCTCAGAAAGAAACTCTGCAGTTTTATTTACAGAATCAACTGAGAAAACTCTCAAATTTTCTCTCAGAGACCGACTAAGATAGTCGGCAGCCTTGTGCAAATTGGTAAGATCCTTATTTCGTTTCTCTAATAACATAACGTCAATCCTATTTTATATACTCTAGTGTATTTGTTTTCTTTTATAAAAGTTTGCATTAAACCTTCGCCTGCGCCTTGGGAGCTTCTGCTGCTATAGTTTCATCTCCAGCCGCTTCTGTAGCACCAGGAGGTGCATCTTCTTCTGCTGCAGTAGGTGGTCCCATCGGCTCACCTCCCTGCATTGGAGGAGCCCCAATGGCTCCAGGGTCTTGCTGCATCATTTCCTGCTCTTCATCGAGCATTTCTTTAACCTGAGACTTCATCTCCTCTATTTCATTCTCACTCATTTGGTAGTAATTTTTATAGAGATGGTCATCAGAGAATAGTTGAAGCCCTTTAACAGCTTGGACAACCCGTGTCTTTTGTTCGTCTAGTTCTAGACGTCTCTTCTCAAACATATCAGAAGGTGGGCACAGCGCAATATCGATACTCTTGATGACATGTTCCGGGAAATTCTTTAACTTCAGATGTCTACGTGTGAGATTATTCAGACCAATTTCTACTTCTCTCTGTATTCTAGTTACGGCTCTGGCGAACTTAACATCTAGCTGAGACAGGTTAGCCTTCCTCTCTGGAGTATTGTCCTTCTCTACAATGTAGTCTTTTGGAACCTTCAGAGCAGCTAATAGTTTGTCTCTAAAGTACTTAACATCATCTGTTTCCCCCAGGTTTTGGGCTCCGGGCAATGTTTCAATCTTAGTTTTACTGTTTGACCTAATAGGGACAAAGAAATCCTCTTCAGGCGCCATTGGGTTATAACGTTCATTGATAGTGCCAGTTGTGTTGTCCCAAAACTTTTCTTTTCTAAATTTAGCCTTTAGGCGCTCCATATACGTTTCTGCCTTCGAGGTAGGCATACTTCCGATGTCAACATAAAATACGCGTCTCTCCGGTGCCCGCGCTAGCCTGTAGATTAGCATGGCATCTTCCATGATAACCAAGGATTTCCAAGCTCTTACACCTGGCTGTAAGATAGACTTCCCATAGGGATAAAAATTAGGATCAGAGGTGTGAATTCTGAAATGAACAATTTGTTCTTTATCGAGTTTTAAAAATTTCCCTGTCCCTCCCCCACCTTCCAATTGAGCGGAGTCAAAAGACGCATTAGAATCAGGGATTTCCTGTAAAAATTCTTTTAAATAACCATATTTATTTTCAATTCTAAAAATGAAATTTGGATTTAAAACTTTTATCCTCTGAATACCAGCTTTGGTATTATTGAGATCTACAATATTCTCTATAAAACAATCTCCGTACTTGCAGACATTTCTGACAATATCCCAAATAAACTCCCGCATTCTCACATGTTCAAGGAATCTCTGGACTTCTTCTTTTACTGTCCTATTATCAGTTTCTATTTCAAATATTTTACCAGTTATATTTTTTTGTGTCGAATCATCGGAATAGATGTCCAGAGCAGCTGCTATTTCTGGGTAGTCATCCATCTTCTCGTATTCCTTATACCGACGCTTTCTGTCGTATTCTACTGCCGGTATCTTTGCTACACCCCTAGAGATACCAAAGCCAGGAACTCCACCAAATGTGTCATCCGTTTTTAGGGTGTCTCCAGCGAGCCTCCCACCCTTCTCTTCAGGACGTCCTTTAAAACCTCCTCTAGAACCTCCAAAAAACTTATTAAACCACGCCGATAGACGAGACATCGGCTGACCCGCTACATTACCTCTTGGGTTCGAAAAATTGGTGTAGGATTCGTCTAGGTTAGTTTTGTCTATTTCATCAGCCATGAGATGTCCTCTTTATATTTATCTCCGCTCTTTGAGATATGAATGGGAACTTTGAGTTTATCTTCGTATGATTGATCTTTTTTACCATATTTCTTGCTATCTATATCAATTACAGGGGCAGAACTTACTATCTCATCTGCGCAATGGCAAGCCAATGCCAGACTCATAACTAGATCATCGTTATAACCTTCGTCAGCTTCTACTTTTCCTGTCTCAGTGATAATAAAAGTAAGAAGCTCATTTACAGTTCTAACCGAATTTACTTTAATCCTGGAAGATCTCAAAAATTCCTCTAGGGACGCTAGAACTCCTTCTCTTATTTTCTGGGTAATTTGAAGTCCAAATTCTCCTTTTTCGTCGATCCATAAATTCTCGTATTCGAGGCGCTCAAACAATTCTTGAATCAGAGGGATCCCGAGTCCATTTCTTTCTACAACCACGTGTGCAACATTGTACTTGTTCCCCTCCGTTGATATTATCTTAGCGAACTCACTCAAAGGGGTTCTATTTGAATAAAATTCTGCCACCTGCTCTCCCGTGTACGTATTAATTATATGAAAGGCTGAATAGTCTCTGTCCCTTCCATAGGATGCATCTACGCCCATTACGTACGTGTAATACGGATCTGGTTCTTCAAATATTCTCATTCTGTTGGAATACGCCAGATGATATTCATCAGTGTAATTTTCATTAAGTTTGGATAGCGTATGTCTATCAATAAAAGTGTCACCAGTTCCGAGGAACTCACACTCATATTCTTGAAGCCACATTCGCTCACCAATGATAGGTCTATGCTCTTCTGACCACTTCTTAGTGTATTCTGGATGCTCTCTCCAATTGAGGTCTACTACGTTGAAAGAGTTTTTTCCTAGCTCTGCATCTTTATAGATCTCATAATATAGATTGGACATTCCATTTACAGTTGAAATTAGAGTCGCCTTTCCACCCGTGGAAATCGTTGGATAAATTGCAGCCCAAAATTCTCTCATCTTGTCAATAAAAGCTGCCTCGTCTACCATCAAATGGGAAACTGCTTCGCCTCGGCCCGCTCCGGCGGGTTGAGATTTTACTCGACTCTCTGTGCTCAGGTGTAAAGTATGTTTATTTCGTTCTTTTATTGCCGGTCTAAGCCAATTCGGCAAATCTTCATACATCAACATAACTCGTCGTAAAAATGAAGTAGATTCCCTGTCTCCAATTGACACCACCATCACATAGTGGTTCTTCTTAAAAATTATCGACCACAAAGAATAAGCAGCACAAATAGTTGTTATGCCTGCTTGCCTAAATTTCCTTATGATATTAAACCTACTGTTTAGAACTTCGTTTACAATTCTTTCTTGAAATCTGTATAAATCAAAGGGAATTATACCTTTAATAGGGTGCTCAATGTTAATGTAAGTTCTAATGAAGTAAACGGGGTCCTCAGAACACTTCCGTATCTCTTCAGTCATCTGTTTTTTTGTTAGATTCGTCAATATTTAATTATAGCCCTATAAAGTATATAGAAAATGAAAAAAGTCGCATTTATTCCTACTCGAGAAATATCAAAACCACAACCCATCACACAGTTCCTCGAATCCGCCGGATGGGAAGTTAGTATACTAAGTAATTACAAATCCATATTTGAAGCTTTGTGTACAGGAATGAAGAACGCTAATATACTAGCTGACGACTATGTCATATTATGTCATGACGATATTGAGATATTAACCAACGCAAAAGATTTCAACTTATTCATACACAGTAACCTTGAGAAGCAAGACGTGGGGTTTTTAGGAGTTGCTGGTACTAGAATGTTAAAGAATTCGTGCGTGTGGTGGGAAGACTTGAATAAAAATACAGAGTACATGAATCCCTTATCTGGCTTTGTTCTTCATGGGAAAAAGGAGGGTGCCATGTATGGAAGCTGGTATGGCCCCTACGGTCATGTCGCAGTCTTAGATGGCTTATTCTTGTGTGCGAAAGGTTCTACTTTAAATAGTATAAATTTGAAAAAACCTAAATTTTTTGAAGGTGACTGGGATTTTTATGATATCTATTACACTACACAGGCCACTTTAAAAGGAAAGAAAAATTACACAATACCTATTCAAGTCATACACGAATCAATTGGTGACTTAGTCGGGAGAGAGTCTTGGCATAAAAATAGGCTCTCGTTTTCCAACACATTTTCTGAACACCTTCCTCTAGTCGCCGGGATAGTCAACAAAGTTTAAAACAATTATCTTGTCGTCTGATTTAAAATTTTTCTGTATTCGTTTTAAAGTATCACTAGGTTCTGGACCTGTTACACAAATAACAACATCAGAGTTTTCATAAATAAAATCCAAACTCTCTTTGTAAGACTTTTCATGTTCTAATATATTTTTAGGACGCTTTGCAATGGTAACAACTGATTTGCTGTTTTCCAGAGCAACTAAAAGTTTAACTTTAGACTCTACAGAACACCCATCAAAATACCCCTTATAAGGGTTCACGATAACATAGGGTACATCCAGGAATGACAATAATGGAATTACTAGTTCCTCTAATCCTCTGTTAGGAGTTATATAAATCTTATTTGGCTTTATCTGGACCAACAATTTCTTTATATGAGAAAGTGCTTCCTTTCTAGCCATAGACGACTTAGGTCCAGACTTGAAAGGAAATTTCTTATCCCCAAATAGCCCCAGAGTTTTGGTTTTACCAAAAAATTCTAATTCGTCTTTTCCAAGCATTGTTATAAATATCTAATGCTAAAACTTTACTTCTTGTGTATATAAAATAGGAAATATTCATAATGAAAGAAATCCCCACCAAATTTGTACAAGATATTAACGAAAATATTTTTAAAGGCTATGGAAATAAAAACAACCTAGGGTTTAACCCAGCAGAAAATGAAAAGCAATCTAGAGAGCTGGCGTCCGCTACCAAAGGTAAATTCACTGCTGCACCCCCTGCTGGCAATGCACAGGAACCCAAAGTTACCGGTAATCAAGAGAATGCTGCCGCAGCCTCTAATGCAGGTCCTCACAACGACACATTCAGTCATGAAGCCGTAAAGGATGAAGGTGATGGAGTATCTCCTGCTGCCAATGTTGGTATTCCTTCTAATATTGCTAATAAATGGTCTATGCCAAAAACATTGTCTGATTCCCAAATGGTTACAACTCCTGAAACCTCCCTTAATGAAAACCCTCTCCAAGACAGGGTTGACAAGCTAGAGGAAGCTTTGGCTACTATCGTTGCCGCACTTAAGAAACAGCTTCACGAAGCCCGTTCTCCTAGCGCCGGTCTTTCGAAGAAGGAGAAGAAAACTACGGCAAAGAAAGCTGCAGCCGGAAAAGACATAGGGAAACCAGGTAAAAACTTTGCTAAAGTAGCCGCTAAAGCTGCCGGTAAATACGGAAGTGCTGCAGCGGGCAAGAGAGTTGCCGCAGCTGCCATGTGGAAAAACATCAAAAGGTGATACTAACTGCTCTACTACTATCCCTCCCACAAACATGCCTCGAACACCAAATGCCTGCTAAAACCGAAAAACAAGCAAACTTCATGAGAGCAGTAGCACACGGATGGAAACCTAAAGGCCGAAAAGCCCCATCCCCCTCTGTTGCTCGTCATTTCATGCATGTCAAAGAACAAGCACCCACAAAAAGATTTGGTGGACGCGAAGATAGGTTACGATCTATAGGTGCACAACTTGGAACTACGGCTGGAAAAGATGTAGCCAGGAGAACCGGTTTCGTCGGTACCCAAAGTAAAGATGAAGCAAGGAGAGGTGGTTTCCAAGGAACTCAACGACTAGATGTTGCTCGCAAAGAAGGGAGATTCGGCAAAATGAATCCTGATAAAGATAGAGCATTTACACAAAGGACATCAAGACCTTCCACTCCAACCCTTAGTAGAAGGTCAGGGGAACTCCGTTTGGCAGCAAACAAAGAACACGGAGGATCCCCTCTAAGAGACAATAAAATGAACAACTTTATACACAATCCATATCAAATAACTCCAGAAACTATGGTTAATAAATCTTGGAGATCCACGGTCTTAGAAGATAGCGAAGTAGAAGCTGCTGAAGTAGAATCAAAAAATAAACAAGCAGCTTTAGATAGAGCACGTTCGCGCTTAAAGCGCTCTCGTAAGGCCGCTAAATCTGCTACTAAAAGATTACTAAGTCTTCAAGCCCAATCTAGCAGAACGGGACACGTTAGACCTCCAGAGCGTCTAGCTGCTAACCAAGAATACGAAGGTGAACTTCAAAACGAAGTAACCAAGAAGAGGAAAAAGGCTCAAGAAGAATTGGAACAGGCTGCAAAAGAAAATAAGCCTACTAACCGGAAAATAAGAAGAATGTTTCGTAAGTCTGGAAAGCAAAGGCAATTAGACATTACAACTACTCATGGCGGAAGAATGCCTGGTGAGTCTTATAATAAAAATTAGTTGCAGGTGTAAGCGACATAATAGACACTCTCGTAGAGATAGCAGAGTTGATGTCTAAGTCACTCACAGACCTAGTAGATATTATAAAATCTATTCGCTTTTGTGATCCTGGTGAAAGCTGGTACTCATGAGAAAACTAAGAAAAATCAACGAACAAGCTAATACCGTAGACCCTAATGCTTGGAAGCCAGAGAAGTGGACTGTATATCATCAGAAGAAACCAAAAGCCGGTTACGAAAACCCTAAATTTGCAAATAGGACTTCATTTAACAAGAAACACTGGCTTTGATATCGTATGACAATTACCAGGTTTGATCTGGCTTATATGAAGATGGCAGAGGAATGGAGTAACCTGTCCGTAGCCAATAGAAAGAAAGTTGGATGCCTTATAGTAAAACGTGGTCAAATCATCTCAGATGGCTTCAACGGCTCTCCTAGAGGATTTCCTAATGAATGTGAAGGGGAAGACGGAAAAACCCTTGAACACGTCCTGCACGCCGAGAGCAACGCTGTGACGAAGCTGGCAAAGAGTACTAACTCTTCTGAGGGAGCTTTTCTGTATGTTACTCTCTCCCCTTGTTTTGAATGTGCTAAACTTATTATTCAGGCAGAGATTTCCCGCGTTGTATGCGGAGAAAAGTACAGAGTTAGAGACGGAATTAAACTGCTAAGAAAAGCTGGTATTGTAGTCGAGTTTATTGAC